TCACCTGTATCCAACACCATGAAGGTTTCGGTAACTTCTCTGGCCATCGAAAGGATTGCGTTCTTATTTTCTGGAGTCTGTTCTTCAAGTGTTAATAGATTGTATCTGATTTCATACCAAGCTAGAATAAGTTGCGACCAAAGTCTTGAGTCCCAAGCCGAAAAATCAGTATCCCAGAAAATATCGAATTTGCTTAACTTCTTGTACAATTGCTTCCATAACAATAGGACATCTTCACCGCAAAATATTGGTAAAGTTAAATCCTCGGATGCTCTCATCACTTGTTCTGACAACTCATGAGAAAACATCTTTCCAATGACTAGCGTTTCAAATGAGTCATCAGAAAAAGTACGCGCTTTCTCGGCAAGAACACGTTCTAAATCTCTCAATTCGTACTTTCCAATGACAGAACTTGCCATTACGGTACCATCTTGCTGCCTCCATGAGGCTAGTCGGGAATCAATGCGACGCTTAAAGCCTTCCATGTTAAGCAACTCTTTTCGAGAAATGCCATAAAGCTTGTGAGGTAACCCTGGTCCAGTAGTTTGCTTAGACAACAGAACGGCAGAAGCGTAAGGTATAGGTTTGTAATCTCCTACGCCTGCCTTCTTAATAACGTATTCGAGGTAATTCTTAGCTCTATCTAGTGCCAAAGGATCAAAGGTAGGCGACATTACATTATATTTCAAGAATGACTTCTTGATAGCAGCATCACTAACTTCTATAGGCTGATGCTCGAAAATGTCAATGCTTTTAGGCAACAAGTGGCGATTGCGATTGTGAAAATCGTGTAAAAAGCGATAAGGTTGATTGCGAGAAGCAAACCGTCTAAAATGCCCTTGGTATTCAAGTCCATGTAGGGGTGGTAAATCTGGTGGTTTTGGTTGTCTCCTGATGGAGATTCCACTCAGTGGACTTAAGGTACTACCACCCCTCATGAAAAATTTTGAGCAACGAATTGCTTCAAATAGCGAGAGTCCAAGATTTGACCAGATTGTACTTTAGAAGCGATATTATTTTTAAATTCTTCGATGCGTTCCGTGTGCATACCAACGACTTCTCTGGTAGCACAATTAATCAACAAAGAGCCACATGATCCGGCTTGAGAGGGCACTGAATATACCAAAATAGGCTTACCATTAACATCCTTGGCC